TTAAATTTTCTCGGTGAGAATGTTTTTATCGTTATATTGCGCGAGGCGGGTCAGGACATCTTTATATTCAGGCATATTTGATGCGCCTTCTTTTTCGACGGCCAAAGAGGCGAAAGCACAGGCAAATTTTGCTGCCTGAATAATGGATTCCCCTTTCGCCATCGCGGCGGCGAATGCGCCGTTGAAGGCATCGCCAGCACCGGTGGTATCCACACATACGGCTTTCAGCGCCGGGATATGAATAAATTGCTCACCGTCATAAATAAGCGCGCCTTTCGCTCCCATGGTGATGATGACGTGACCTACCCCTTTCGCTTTAATGGCTCTGGCGGCTTCCTTCGCGCTGGCAAGGTCCACGATATGAATGCCGGACAGCAATGAGGCCTCAGTCTCGTTTGGGGTCAGAAAGTCCACGTTCTTCAGGCAGCTAACCACATCAGATGACCAGGGGGCAGGGTTCAAAACCACCTTAATCCCGTTACGGCGGGCAATTTCAATGGCCCGAAAGGTAGCGGGTAGATTATTTTCCAGCTGGGTTAAAAAAATATCTGAGTTTTTCACTTCAGGGGTAATCGCTTCAACTTCATCGGCTGTAATGGACCGATTGGCCCCAGGGCTGATGGCAATCATATTTTCACCATCACTTTGACAAACATAAATAAGCGCGGTGCCGGTTTTCTGATCTTTATCCTGATAAAGCGTGAAGCTGTCGATAGCAGAAGATGAAAGATGTTCAAAGGCCATCTGACTAAACTGATCGTTACCCACCTTACCGACAAAATGGGTTTTAACATTGCATTTGCTTACGGCCAGCGCCTGATTGGCGCCTTTGCCGCCGGGTCCAATAATGGTATTTTCGGAGAAAATAGATTCTCCGCTTTGCGGGAAACGATCGACATTAGCAATAATATCAACGTTGAATGAACCCAGAATACAGACTTTACCTTTCATCTTTCGCCCTTTATGTCGGGATTTGATCGTTTTTCTTGACTGCGCGGAGTCAAAAAAATGAATGATATTGCTATCTAAATTATTGACTGATTGGGTATGAAAAATACGGCGTTTGATAATTGCCCCACCGTGGCATCGCTCAATGCCGCCTTCCTGCGCTAATAAGTTCAGGTCGCTGCGAATCGTTTCCCTGGTGACGTTAAATACTTTCGCAAGCTGATTCACCGTCGCCCGTTCGTACCTGTTAAGCCAGGTCAAAATTGCATAATGCCGTTCTTTATTGAGCATAAGGTCACCTCTGTAGTTATATTATTGTTTCCTTGTTGTTAATGTTTTGGTGTTGTTCACAGATCGTTCGACAAAACAAAAGGAAACGGAAATAAATGAGGTGATAAATATTTAATATCAATGGTTTATGTTGATTGCGGGAAAGGGGGTGGGCTTTGATATGCAGTGCGGGGATTTCAACGATGGCACGGGCCATGACGCAACGTTAGATCTTTCTCGGACAACGACAGACACAAAAAAGCCCGCAGGGCTTGCGCCGTGCGGGCTTTCAGGACTTCATCGGATGACTCTGGTAATCACCGATGGAGAATTTTGGTGGAGCTGCGGGAGTTGAACTCGCGTCCGAAGTGTATTTAACTCATTGAAAATAAACAATTCTGTCGCTGTGGCAGGCGTCAAGTGCATTTTACGTGCATATTGAGATCTGTCTAACGTCCTGATTCTGTCCAACATTTTGAAATATTTACCCCGCTACAGAGCGGCTGAAATCGCGGTTTTACCGTCATATTCAGCTAGGTATTTACCGTAGTTGCGGAATATCATTTCCGGCCCTTTGTGGCCCATCTGTCCGGCAAGCCAGAAGAGGTTAACGCCCTGGCTAATATGCTTGGTGGCGAAGGTGTGCCGCGTCTGGTACGGGTTACGATAGCGAACGCCAGCTTTTTTCAGGGTCGGCACCCATGCTTTTTTACGGATCGCGTCGGCGTTCGCCCAGGGTTCTCCCGTTTTCGGATCGCTGAATATAAACTCACTTTTCATAAAGGTGTATTGCTTCTGCGCCTGCAGGGCCGCCAGCGCCTCACTGTTCAGCTCCACCTTACGGGTACCGGCTTTTGTCTTGGTGCCTTTAAGTACCCCTACGACACTGGCCGCTTGAACGTGGGCTGTGTTCGCGATGTTGTCGAGATCAGGCCAGCGCAGCGCGCACAGTTCGGAGCTCCGCAGACCGGTATTGAAAGCAAATCGGAACAGGTTTTCCCATTCCGGGTACCGGCAGCTCTGGTAAATAGCGAGGGTTTCCGCTGGCGTGAACGGGTCAACCTCGTAATCGTCGGCGTTTGGGCTGCTGTCGATCACGTGGTACCGGCTGGCGCTGACTAGGGTTACCGGGTTAATGTTCAGCAGGCCATCCGTAACAGCTTCATCGATGGCGCTGCGCAGAAACGAAAGGTTATTCCTGGTCGTTTTCAGCTTTGTTTTCCGGCTGGCTATCCAGTTTTTAAGGACCGCTGGCGTCAGTTCTGACACGTGGAGTTTATGCAGAGCTGACAGCGCAGACAGGCATTTTTCATAACCGTTGATAGTCGACGGGGACAGGTTGCGGTTCTGGCAGATTTTCAGGTACTCGTCCAGGTAGGACTTTATGTTTTTGGTTTTCTTCACCACCCCGAACAGTTCCAGCTTTTTGGAGTTGGGGAAATATTTCGCATATTCAAAGGTGCCACTGACGATCTGGTTTTGTATCTCCCGAGCAGGCGCTCGGCGTACTTCACACCGCGCGCGTTTGCTTCCATTTTGGAGAGGGGCTCAGCAAGCCGAACTCCAGAAGCAAACCCTGATTAGCCAGGCGAATGAATACATTGATAGTAAGCAATGGCCGTCGAAACTGGCACTCGGCCGCCTGAAAGATGATGAAAAGGCCTCATTTAATAAGTGGCTTGATTATCTTGATGCGCTCGAATCGGTAGACCCATCAAAAGCACCAGAAATAGTCTGGCCTACAATATAAAGTAAGACATCAAGGGTAATTTACGCCCTTGATGTCTTCATGTGCTTGTTAATAGTTTAAACTATCCTAAGATCTTCATTTATTACAGATGCTCCCGCCGAGATAAATTAGTAAATTTTTATCATTCTCGAAAATGGAGTATTGAGGCATGGAGTAAATAAGATTCATCTCACCATTGCAAGCCATTTTCTCTAATTCATAGGAAATCTGCCTGTCCTTGCCAGAGAACTTTATGTTCCTAATCCCATTGTTAACTAATGACTGACTTAATGTCATGTCATAGTAGTTGTTCTTTATGTGATCTAGTATTGGGAATACTCTATTTGAAGTTTTTGACGCCTCTGAATAGTCTGTTGCGCCGAATATGTATGTATTTTTCTTTGATTTTAAAAGTGAAAGCTTTTCGCTTAAGGAAAATAATACATATGAATCGTAGCGTTGCTGATGATAAAGTGAAGATGCAGTGGCATAAATCACTGATGTTGATGAGAATATCAGTGCGATAGATAAATATGCTGCGATACGATTAAAGAAATCATTGAATGTGGCGGGGATGGCAAGGGCTAGGAAAACTATAAACGCTATTGGAAATAAAACTCGCGTTGGATAGTACCCATTACTAAGAATCAGATTTACTCCAGCAGAACAAATTAATATTACAACTGGAGCAAATACCATTAGTGAAAGGTTTAAAAACCTTGAATTCCCCGCGCCCTCTTTAACTACTACAATAATATGTTTTGCGTATACAATGATAAAAGCTAACGTTGCTACTGCTATTAATATAGCAGCGACGTGACCATAAGATTGCAATGCTGTTGAAATAGAGGTCTTAATTCCTATGTAAATGTTACTTGCTAATCCAGTAGTTAAGTCTGCCCTCTTTTCAGTGGATTTAATGGTATTAAGTACAACAACGAAATAGTATAAAACGCAAGACACTACGGTTAGCCCAGCAGATTTTATTATGTACTCTATGTTTTTGTTGTTGTGTTTTTTGGATTGAATAAATGTAGTTATTACCAATATCGGGAATATTGCAATGGCTGGTTGGTAAAAAGAAAGACATGCAATAAGTGATGCTAGCGCATATATAGTCCTGTTTTTGTTTAGCAAATCCCACGCTAGAACAGGTAACAACATGGACAATATCATTGATAATGAATCAAACCTGAACAACATATTACCAAGTAACAGTGGGTTTACTGCTACAGTTATACATATTAGAACATTCCCAATGGTGATTTTATGGAATGTATTTTTAAGTAAAAGAATTGTTAAATAAGATAACGCAACAATACTCGATAACTGAGGCAAAGGTGTAATGTCGGCAAGGCGGTCAGAACTGGTGCTCAAGAACATAGCAAGCCATTCTGTTAGTGGTCTGCCTAATTCAATCCACCCAAAGTATCCTTTAATTGACCTAGTGATATCATCAACCAGATAGAGCCTGTCATTGATCAGTGGGTAGTATCCGATCGATATTATTATGAGCGAGAATATCCACGCACTGAACAATGAAAATTCTTTTTTGTGAAAGCTAACCATTTAATTTCCCTTCAAAATATAACGAGGTCTGTTTTTAACCTCAATATAAATCCTGCCGATGTACTCGCCGAGAACTCCAATACCGATTAATTGCACACCGCCGAGGAACAAAATTGATACCAATATAGAAGGATAGCCTCTTACTGGATTTCCGAATGCTATGGTGTCAATAATCATCCACGCTCCGTACATAAAGGCCATGCCGGCAACGAACAAACCGATATACGTCCACATGCGCAGTGGAAAAGTTGAGAAACTTGTAATGCCCTCTAATGCAAGGTTCCACAGCTTCCAGCCATTGAACTTAGAATCCCCGGCCACACGTTCTGCGCGGGCATATTCAACAACATCAGTGCGGCCGCCAACCCAACTCAAAACTCCTTTCATGAAAAGGTTGCGCTCTGGCATCAGCTTGATGTTTTCAACCACATTTCGAGACATCAGGCGGAAGTCGCCAACGTTTTCCTCGATCTGCGGATTGCTGATTTTGTTGTGCAGCTTATAGAACCACTCTGCGGTCTTACGCTTGAGTCGCCCATCGGTGGATCGGTCAGAGCGTTTAGCCAGCACCATATCTGCCCCAGCCTGCCACTTCTCAATCAGGTGTGGAATGACCTCAATTGGGTCCTGCAGGTCTACATCAATCGGGATAATCGCGTCACCGGTTGCATTGTCAAGCCCGGCGAACAGCGCTGGCTCTTTACCGAAGTTGCGAGTGAATGACAGCGGAACTACAAGAGGGTCAGCTACAGCAAGCGCGTTTATGATTGATTCTGTGGCGTCTTTACTGCCGTCATTGATGAAGATGATTTCAACATCATGCTGCTGCAGACCTTCAAATTCCCGTACAGTTTTATAGAAGATTGGAATGGCTTCCTCTTCATTGAACACCGGCACGACCAAAGAAATTTTCATTTCGCATCCCTAAAGACAATGAATTTTGAGTATATGAACCCGGCAACAAGACTGAATCCTGAGAACGCTAAGAGGGTTAAAATAGGCGACGCACCAATCGCATCTGCGATGTACCCTGTCATTCCAGCCATGATGCCCATGAATGCGACGAACGCGATATAACGCCCTGACGTTGCCTGTGATTTGAACGTCCATCTTGCGTTAGCGAAGAAACTAAACGTAACCGCAATGAAGAATGCGGAGACGTTTGCAACAGCCTGAGTAGCTTCGAAGAAATGAAGAAGCGCGCCGAAGCATACCCAGTGCATAGCAGTGTTAATTACGCCTACTGAAATGTAGCGACTAAATAACTTTAACATTTGAAAAATCAGTCAATTCTGAAAGATGACAAGTTTAGCATTGCGTATGAGAGTGTTCTAGATTTAATCCTGTACAAGCCACATATCGGCCTCTTCAAACATTTCCTCCAGCATACGGTTCAGTTTTTCCCGATCGCTTTTGCTGGCATCGCTATTCAGGGCGTTTGCCTGCATCGGCTTCACCTTCACCTCGGCATCAGGGAAAATCTGGTGCACTCGCTTCGTCAGCTCTGCCAGGATAATCTCTCTGGCCCCTTCGAGCCCCTCCACATTACGTTTGTCATAAACCAGTTCAACGAACATAAAAGCCTCCGGAAAACCACTGTGGTTGTATACAGTATTTTTAATGTGATAATAAACAGTGTCAAGGCGAGCGGAGCGCGAAAGGGGGTAGGTGTTTTTGTTACCCTTAGTTACAAATAGAAAAACCCCAGACCGTGAGATCTGGGGTTTTTTTAAAGTGCACGTGCATTTCACGTGCATATTTTGTCTTTTCTCGGTCTGCGCACTGTCTGGTCAGTGTCCGTAAGTGGCTGTTTTTATTGCCGCTGTCCGGTTGCAGTCCCATCAAAGTGGTGGAGCTGGCGGGAGTTGAACCCGCGTCCGAAATTTCTACATACCATTTTTGCTACAGAGAAAACAATGATTTATGTTTAAAAACAATGCATTAGTGTTATATGGTGTTTGACCGTTTTATATGTTTTTAATGCTCTGCCGCCAAAATGTCGCCATCATCAATCACGTTTCAGCTGGGGTAAGCGAGACATCCTGGCGGGTTGATAAGCTGAAGTGATCAAGAACTGAGAATACTTGAACCAATTCTCTAGAATCCCTTCACCATATATCAAAATTTTATCTTCTATAGGGAAGTACAAGTTTACCACTTCATTTCTGCAAGTATCCAGGAAGGCGTAAGTTATCTCTTCTAAGGATTGCAGTGATTCGTACAGAGTGCCAAAATCATAAAATGGTGAATAAACTTGGTATTTATTATAACTATCATTTATTACAAATGACTTTTTATAATGAAATCCACCTAAACACAAAAGCTTACAAGTTTTTTCATAAATAATCATAACTCCTACAAATATTCTCATCTTAGTCGTGCAAAGTTCCTCTGTAGGATGTATTTGATTTTCACTCTCGGATAATTGTTTGAGTCTTGCGTTGATTTCTACCCAACATTTATGTAAATCAATAACAAATTGCTCATTAATATCTAATCGTTGAGAATCATCAGGCGTAGATTGTGGGTATGCTTTTCTATATAGTTCTTGTGGATGTTTTATAGAGTGTTGGTAGATTGCTTCGGCTTGAGCTTCCTGAACTGGGTAGTAACTGCCTATTCTTTTTCCTTCAATTTTTTTATATAAATCAAGATGAAATTTCATGTGGTTGTAATATAAATCTACTCTGTTTTTCCTTTCTGCCTCTGAGATCTGTTTTTCTGTTTGTTTGGTTCTGTGCAGGTTGTTTACTATTGAAACTAAAGGTACTGCAGATGCAAGGATGAGTAATGGCAATTTCGAAATGTCTAAAAATCTCTCATAACCGTGACTTGTAAGACTAAAAGAGTGTATTTTCTCTATCCAGACAAAAGAACCTAAGTAAAGACTGGTGAATAAAGGTAGGCCTATTGCAGCCCAGAACAAGGGTTGCTGGAACAAGCTTCTATGATCGAGAACATAAAGTCGATATTTTATAAATAAGAATATACAACCTAATAAAGCGGTTAGATACATAAGTGTGCTAATGCTTTTTTCCATTATCAGTATCCCAACATAGCCAGTGGATTTTTTGTTACAGCATCTTCTAAATGATCTGGCGAAAAATGAGCATAAACCATCGTCATTTTTATATCAGAGTGACCAAGAATATCGCGTAGTACCAATATGTTTCCGCCATTCATCATGAAATGACTGGCGAATGTATGGCGCAACACGTGTGTGCACTGGCCTTCAGGCAGGTCTATACCGGCTCGTTTTACTGCGCGCTCAAAAGCTTTCCTGCAGGGCGTGAATAGTTTCCCTCTGTTTTTAGGGAGTTCTTCATACATCTCCTGAGATATCGGTACGGTTCGGTTTTTCTTGCCTTTGGTTTTGGTGTAGGTGATCCGGTATTTTGATAATTGATGGCCCTGCAGGTTTTCGGCTTCACTCCATCTCGCGCCGGTGGCCAGACATATTTTTGCAATCATCAGCAGGCTAGGGCTTTGAGAATCAGCGCAGGCATCAAGCAGGCGTTTGATTTCTTCTGGGGATAGGAACGCCAGTTCCCCCTCTGCGATCTTGAATGTTGGCAGCCCGGCAAGCGGGTTAGGCGCTGACCAGTGGCCCAGCTTTTTTAGGGTACCAAAAACGGATGATAAGTTACGCTGTTCTAGGTTTACCGTGCGGGGCTTTACTGGCGACATTAGCGTGCCGTCTTCGTTACGTATCTCACCTTTTAATCGTGCTTCACGATATTTAGTAAAATCACCGGCGGTTAACTCAGAGGCGACAGGATCGCCCAGCCCATTGCAGATAATTTGTAGTTTCGCCATTAGGCGCTTAGGATCTGCGAGCGTCTGGCCATAAAGTGAGTGCCACTGCTCAATCAATTCTGACAAATGCCGCCGATCTTCCTTTTCACCCAGCCACGGCTTTTTGTTCACTTCATCCATGGTGAAGTTTTCGAATGCTATAGCCTCGCCCTTCGTCGAAAATTGCTTGCGCACGCGCTTGCCGTCACGCCCGTTCGGGTAACATTCGCACAACCATTTTCCGTTCGTCTGCTTTCTAATCGTCATGGTTAGATGCTCTTAATGACTTTTACTGCGCGGCCAACTACCTCTACATCATCTACAGCGCACTCAAAGGATGCTTCATCCTGATGAACCACAATTTTATTGCCTGGAATACGGGCAATCTTAACGAAGCTTTTAACGCCGTCGATGTCTACCAGCCAATAACCATTGCTGATTTGTTTCACAGACGTATCCACAACGAAACTATCACTAGCTGTTTTTACAAAAAGAGAGTGGGCAGATTCACTATCCAGCAGTCTGCTATCGAGAAGGATTTCATCACACGGCTGCAGCTCGCCGTTCTTCAGCTCAGCATGTTTGATACTGGGAGCAACGATTTTAGAAAGTGGTCTTACCGTGACGGAGGTTTCGTTTTTGAGATTCTTTTCTTCGTTCTCACTCGCATACATATCCCCCTGGCCGGTAGCTAGCCAGAGAAGGGAAATTCCGGTTTCTAGGGCGCATTGAATTACCCACTCAGCGGGAAAGCTATCTCTTAAGTATCTGTTAGCCATAGTGCTTTTAGATACTTCCAAATGTTCGCAGAGCTGCTGACGTGAGCTGAAATTGTAGGCCTTAATAAGCCTGTTGATCGCATCACGGCCACCACTGTCATTCCCTGCCTTGATTAAACTCATAATCAAACCCCTTGACGCATATAAAAAGTGATCCTAATATCCGCTCATGGTTTGAAAAGCAAAACCAAACCACATAAAACGAGATGAAACGAAAACAAACTAAGAGATACTGCACTATGAGCACAGATATTTCAATTCGAGTACCAAAAGAGATGGCTACACCTGCAGAGTTCGCGGAATGGGAAGGCATTTCTCGCGGCTCTGTTTATCAAAAAATCCATCATGGCCAATTGGCTAAATACATGGTCAAAAAGGAGAAAAATAAGGGGCGCGTATGTCTTCGTTACTTGATGTACAAAACCGATCAAGTTCGTGAGTCCCTTGGTCATTCCAACTTCCGCGTTGTTGTTGGTCAGTAAGTTCAATTATGAGAACTTTCTAAGAGGCTCACATGTTTGATTATAAGATTTCCAAACATCCACACTTTGATGAGGCCTGCCGCGCTTTCGCATTGCGCCACAACATGGCGAAGCTGGCGGACCGCGCAGGCATGAACGTCCAGACGCTGCGCAACAAACTAAACCCGGAGCAACCGCATCAACTCACGGCGCCGGATATTTGGCTGCTGACGGATATCACTGAGGACTCCACGTTGGTTGATGGGTTCCTGGCTCAAATCCATTGCCTGCCATGTGTGCCGCTGAACGAAGTAGCCAGCGAGAAAATGCCTCATTACGTTTTGAATGCTACAGCAGAGATCGGTCGCGTTGCAGCAAGCGCTGTTTCTGGTGAACACCAGACAACAACGGAACGCCGCCAGGTTATCGAAAGCATCAATTCTGTTACTCGTTTGATGGCACTTACAGCTGTTTCCCTGCACGCGCGCCTACAGTACAACCCAGCAATGGCAAGTGCTGTTGATACAGTGACGGGCCTCAGCGCTTCATTTGGTCTGATCTGAGGTGCTTATGCTGAATAAAGAACCTTCATTCGCTTCGCTGCTGGTAAAGCAAAGTCCGGCAATGCACTACGGCCACGGCTGGATTGCAGGAGATAACGGCAAGCGCTGGCACCCGTGCCGCTCTCAAGAAGAACTACTGGCAGGGCTGACCACTACCAAACAGGTGAAACCATGGCTATTGAAGGCACTTCTGCGACTGTTCCACTAAGTCCGGGTCAACGGCTTGAAGGTCTGAACCGTATAGCTGAATTAAGGGCGAGTGTGTTTGGTCTGAATATTGAGCCAGAGCTTGAAAGGTTCATTAAAGATATGCGTGACCGTCGCGATATAAACCATAAGCAAAATGAGCGCGCACTGGCAGCCATATTCTTTATGGCAAAAATTCCGTCAGAACGTCACGGCGTCAATATTAGTGATCTGACTACTGACGAAAAGCGGGAATTGGTTAAAGCAATGAATCATTTTCGTGCAGTGGTGAGCTTATTTCCCAAACGGCTAACCATGCCGAATTAACCCACAACAGAAATTAATGGCGTAAACCCGCCGGGCATTCTTTTGCCCAAATTCAGGAGAAAGAACAATGCAGAAAGAATTACGAAAAATGTTTGTAGCCGAAACCGACTCGCTTATGGCGGTGATCGATATTGCCAAACGTGAGGAGCGCAAAGGCCGCGCGCTCGCAGTTTCAATCCGCCTTGAAGCGCTGGCAACCCATATCACCAACAAAGGGTTAAACGGTGTTGAAGCAGCTGAACTTCTGCGCTGCGAAGCAACCCGCTACGAAAACGAATCTCAGGAGCTGCACTAATGGCTGATTCTATGGATCTCGTACAGCAGCGCGTTGAAGAAGAACGCCAGCGCCACATCCACACTGCCCGCAACAGAGCGCCGGGCGTTTCCCGTGTGCTTTGCATTGAATGCGATGCACCGATCCCTCCAGCTCGCCGCCGCGCTATTCCGGGCGTGCAGTGCTGTGTGACCTGTCAGGAAATCGCAGAGCTTAAAGGTAAGCACTATAACGGAGGTGTTGTATGAGCATTTTTCTGTATAACGAAAATTGCTTTGATGCATTTCCAAAGATAGAAAGCGGTAGTGTCGATCTGGTATGCGCTGATATTCCATACGGCACAACGCAGTGCCGCTGGGACTCGGTATTAGATTTACAGCTGATGTGGAAAGAGCTTTATCGTGTTGCGAGGCCAAATGCCGCATTCGTATTGTTTTCTGCACAACCTTTTACCTCAGTGCTGGTAAATAGCAACCTGCGTGCATGGCGGTCTGAATGGATTTGGGAAAAAGGGAATGCAACGGGGTTTTTAAACGCCAAGAAACAACCGTTAAGAGCGCATGAAAATATTGAGGTATTTTATCGTCATCAGCCGACTTACAACCCGCAGTTTACCCATAATCATCAGCGCCGCACATCAAAGCGTAAAAGTGTAAATTCACAGTGCTATGGCGAAGCACAAAGCTTAACGCAGTACGACTCAACCAGCCGTTATCCACGTGACGTGCAATTTTTCTCAAGCGACAAGCAAACAGCTAATTATCACCCAACGCAAAAGCCGTTGGCTTTGGTTCAATATCTAATTGAAACATACAGCAATCCGGGGGATTTAGTTCTGGATTTTACTATGGGTAGCGGTACTGCCGGTGTTGCCTGTCAGAAATCAAGTCGCCTCTTTATTGGCATTGAAAAGGATGAGTCTATTTTTCAAATAGCTTGTGAGCGTCTGAATTTTAATAAATCGGAGTATGCAGCATGAGCACCATTTTAAAATGGGCGGGGAACAAAACCGCCATTATGTCAGAACTGAAAAAACACCTTCCTGCTGGCTCGCGTCTGGTTGAGCCTTTTGCGGGTTCCTGTGCAGTAATGATGGCGACAGACTATCCTCATTATCTTGTCGCGGATATTAATCCAGATCTTATCAATCTCTATAAAAAAATTGCCCTTGATTGTGAAGCTTTCATATCACGCGCAAAAAATATTTTTGCGATTGCTAATAGAGAAGTTGCTTATTACAACATTAGGCATGAATTTAATCATTCCTCTGAAATTACTGATTTCATGAAAGCAGTATATTTCCTTTATCTCAATCGTCATGGTTATCGTGGGCTGTGCCGCTATAACTTGAGCGGTCATTTTAATGTTCCTTACGGTAGTTATAAAAATCCGTATTTCCCTGAAAATGAAATACGCACTTTTGCTGAAAAGTCTCAACGCGCAACGTTTATTTGTGCCAGCTATGATGAAACACTGGCGCTGCTGCAGGCTGGTGATGTTGTTTATTGTGATCCGCCATACGATGGTACATTTAGCGGCTATCACACTGCCGGTTTTACAGAGGACGACCAGTATCATCTGGCGTCTATTCTTGAGCGCCGGTCATCAGAAGGTCATCCGGTTATCGTGTCCAACAGCGACACATCCCTGACCCGTTCTCTCTATCGTAATTTCTCCCGCTATCGGCTGACGGCAAAGCGCAGCATGGGCGTGGCTGCCGGTGATGGTAAGTCCGCCGTGGAAATCATCGCTGTTTCAGGAGCCACCCGCTTTAACCGGGTTTATTCCACACACGGGGATGTGTGCTCGGTTATTTTAGAGGTGCGGGCGTGACGGTAGGTAAGTTCGCGCCCCACAATGTAGCAACCACCGGCGGCTCGAATGAGGCCGCCGTGGCCTTTTCATGGAATAACCCCAATAAAGCGGTTAACCCATATCTGGACCCGGCGGAAGTTGCGCCGGAGTCTGCGCTTTCAAACCTGATTGCTCTTTACGCTGCGGATAACGAGCAGGAGCAGCTGCGCCGTGAGGCGCTGAGCGATGAGGTCTGGGAACGCTATTTCTTCAATGAATCCCGTGATCCTGTCCAGCGCGAAATGGAGCAGGACCGGCTGATTAGTCGTGCCAAAATGGCGCGCGAGCAGCAGCGTTTTAATCCCGATCTGGTCATTCTGGCTGACGTTAACGCCATGCCCTACCATATCAGCAAGCCTCTGCTGGAGCGGATTAAATATTTCCATAGCCTGGGCAGAGCAAAAGCCTATTCCCGCTACCTGCGCGAAACAATCAGGCCGTGTCTTGAGCGGCTGGAGCGCGTGCGTGACAGTCAGGTGTCTGCCTCTTTCCGGTTCATGGCAAGTCATGACGGGCTGGAGGGGCTGCTGGTACTGCCTGAAATGAATCAGGATCAGGTCAAGCGTCTTTCCACGCTGGTTGCGGCTCATATGAGCATGTGTCTTGATGCGGCCTGCGGTGATCTGTTTGTCAGAGACGATGTTAAACCAGAAGAAATCCGCCAGGCATGGGAAAGGGTTGCAGCAGAGGCGATGCGCCTTGAGATCATCCCGCCTGCGTTTGAGCAGTTACGCCGCAAAAAGCGTCGACGCAAGCCGGTGCCCTATGAACTGATCCCACCGTCGCTGGCGCGGATGCTGTGCGCGGACTGGTGGTATCGCAAATTGTGGCAGATGCGCTGCGAGTGGCGGGAGGAACAGCTGCGTGCTGTCTGCCTGGTCAACAAAAAAGCGTCCCCGTATGTCAGCTATGAAGCCGTGATCCACAAGCGCGAGCAGCGCCGCAAATCGCTGGAGTTCTTCCGCTCACATGAGCTGGTCAACGAAGACGGTGACACGCTGGACATGGAAGACGTGGTGAACGCCAGCAACAGCAACCCGGCACACCGCCGTAATGAAATGATGGCCTGTGTTAAGGGACTGGAGCTGATAGCGGAAATGCGCGGAGACTGCGCAGTGTTCTATACCATCACCTGCCCGTCACGCTTCCACGCAACCCTCAACAACGGCAGACCTAATCCGAAGTGGACCAGCGCCACCGTCCGGCAGAGCAGTGACTATCTGGTTGATATGTTCGCCGCTTTCCGCAAAGCAATGCACAAGGCGGGTCTTCGCTGGTATGGCGTCCGTGTGGCAGAGCCGCACCATGACGGCACCGTGCACTGGCATCTTCTGTGCTTTATGCGCAAAAAAGACCGCCGCTCCATCACTGCGATGCTGCGCAAGTTTGCCATCCGCGAAGACCGCGAGGAGCTGGGCAACAATACGGGGCCGCGTTTCAAGTCCGAGCTTATCAACCCGCGCAAGGGCACACCGACCAGCTATATCGCTAAATACATCAGCAAGAACATCGATGGGCGCGGGCTGGCTAAAGAAATCAGCAAAGAAACCGGCAGATCACTGCGTGACAGCGCCGAGCATGTCAGCGCCTGGGCGTCACTGCACCGTGTCCAGCAATTTCGTTTCTTTGGTATTCCGGGGCGTCAGGCATACCGCGAGCTGCGCTTGCTGGCTGGTCAGGCGGCGAGAGTGCAGGGCGAACGCAAAGCGGGCGCACCGGTACTGGATAACCCGCGTCTGGATGCGGTACTGGCGGCAGCTGATGCGGGCTGCTTTGCCACCTACATCATGAAGCAGGGCGGTGTGCTGGTTCCCCGCAAACATCACCTTGTCCGCACGGCTTATGAGCTTAACGACGAGCCGAGCACCTACGGCGATCACGGTATCCGTATCTATGGAATCTGGTCCCCGATTGCAGAGGGCAAGATTTGCACGCACGCGGTGAAGTGGAAAAAGGTTCGTAAGGCCGTTGATGTTCAGGAGGCGGCAGCCGACCAGGGCGCTTGCGCCCCTTGGACTCGTGGCAATAACTGTCCCCCTGTTGAAAATTTGAACCAGACAGGGGGCGAAGTACCGGATATTACGTCCATGGATGAAAAGGCGCTGCAGGACTATCTGCACGGCATGGGCAAAAAGGAACGGCGTGAACTGGTCGCACGGCTCAGGCTGGTAAAACCGAAACGGAAAAAGGCTTACAGGCAGGATATTTCTGAGCAGCAGCGCCTGCAGCTGGAGTATGAACTGCAGTCCAGAGGGTTCGATAGCAGTGAGTACGAGGTGAGTTTACTTTTACGCGGCGGCAGCCTTCCGTCAGGGGGAGGACTGCGGATATTTTACCAGAACGGGCGGCTGCGTGAGGATGACAAATGGCGCCAGTATTACTGACACATCGGATATTTTTTCTTTTTCTGACTCATATCAGGTCTTTCTTATTGAAGGACAAAAAAGCGTTTTACATTTAGAAATTGGTAATATACTGTATATATAAACAGTGTATATACATACAGTTATGTTGTGTAAGTGGTCGTAAAAGGAGGGAAAATGCAGGATTATCTTTTGGAGTCATTGAAACTTCAGCGCATTGATTTTTTCTTAAAGCTGGTAGCGGCAAGCGATTGCAGCGACGAAGAAAAGCGGCTGGCTATCCAGTGGGTTTCTGAGCTGACTGACGAGCTGATGGCCAAAATACGCAACCATGAATATAGCCGCACAATGGACGCTACCAGTTAGGGGGAATCTATGCGCATTGAAATAATGATCGATAAAGAGCAGAAGATAAGCCAGGCAACACTGCAAGCCCTTGAATCTGAGCTTTACCGAAATTTGCGCCCTCTCTATCCAAAAACGGCAGTCCGCATACGTAAGGGAAGCGCTAACGGTCTGGAGCTGAGCGGTTTAAAACTGGACGAAGATAAAAAGCGGGTAATGGAGATTTTGCAGCAGGTCTGGGAGGACGAAAGCTGGTTACACTGAAACGTTGCCCTCGAAAGAACTCATTATGGGGGTAAGGTTGAACAACGAGCGCAACGAGATGTGGCGGTCATTTGAATGAGTGATCGCCCGCTTTGTATCAGGCATGGGTGTTTCTGGCTTTGCAAAGAATAGTATACTGTTAATAGGCAAAGGAGAACGGGTGTGTTGGACAAAATTGTATTGTAATTTTTATTGCTATCCGTACCCCTATAAGTTAACGTAAATAATGAAACATGGCAGGCTCGAAAGGTTTGTCTCTTGTGGTGATACACATAAATTTGAGGTCAAAATTATGACTATGCCTAGTTATTCCCCTTTTTTTAAAACTGTATATGATGAACAATCCCCAGTTGGACATCTTGGTCGTGGGACGCACTACTCTATTTTGAGTGCTGTCCAGTGGAAGTCTTCTCTTTATTCAAATCATTCCAGCCCAAAAATCCATACATTCGCCATTTTATGGGATGAAGACCATGATGAAAGGGTTTTAAATGTCCTTGAAGTTGCTTACATGTCTAACCTTATGCCTGCCGTTAAATTTGTAGGTGAACGCAAAGGTTCGCTTTTTGTAATCTTCGATAGCAACTTGAAAAGCTTAGGTAAAACCATTCTTGAACCTATGTTTAAAGAGTGGTATCGCATCTGCCAAGCTGGATATGCTGACGATGTGTGGAGTTTTGAGTACGGATTTGATGACGATCCTGCATTAACAGGAATTATCAATGATAGGAATGAGAAAGTTAATTTGTACTTAGCCAATATTGCTAATTTATGGCCTCTTGGCCAGAGTGACTATATTCCTGTTAATTTGTTGGATAGCAATAAACCAGTGTCGCCTCCTTTTTTGCCAAATAGTGGTAAATCACTGTTTAACAAATCTTAGTCTGAGATAAAAAGGAGCCCTCTGGCTCCTTTTCACGTTTTGTCATCAACATATTCTTCACTTCTCATATAAGAATTTGGGCAAAACAAGTCGTTTATTCTTGAACACATTCTGAATGTAAGAGTTCAATTTAAACAAACTCCTACCTTTCGTTTACGGCTGACCTTCAACTTTCTTTGCACGTCTGCTCCATTTTACAAACGGTCATTCGGATGCAGATTTAAACCTCCCTGGCAAGTGCATGTCTATGCTGCATGAGTATGCATGAACGTTTGAGGATCGTTTTAGCTCAATCCCGCTAGTTCTGACAGGCTTTGGCTTATGTCATGCACCTGCATGAAAACCGCTACAAGAAGCGGCCAGGCGTGGCGGGGCTACGAGCGCGCATTAAAGGCCGAAAACTCGGGCGGGAGGTGCATCTTCAAAGGCTTCGAGTTGTTAGTTTAGAAAGATATATTTGAGGACATGAAGCGAAGCTTCTAACTGTTGCTGGGGTAGGTAGGCTGCAACGTATTATTGTGACGATGTTAACTTGCAGAAAAATTTTAGGAGAAGTAACTTGTGAGATAGCATCTAACAAATTCAAGAAGGGTTGTATATGTCACCAAAGGTTTTCATATCATATAGCTGGAGTAGTCCTGCTCATAAAGAAAGAGTTAAAGCAATAGCTGATAGGCTCTTGGGCGATGGGGTTGATGTCATCTTAGATATATACGATTTAAAAGAGGGTCATGATAAAAATGCATTTATGGAAAAGATGGTGGTTGATAAAACGATCACCAACGTGCTTGTAATGTGCGACTCAGTGTATGCTGAAAAAGCAGATAATAAACAAAGTGGGGTAGGTACTGAATCACAAATAATTTCACAACATGTTTATACTAAAGTCGAACAATCAAAATTCATTCCAATAGTCTGTGAGTTTGATGAAAATTCAGAACCATACCTTCCAGTCTTTATGAGGTCTTTAATTTGGATTGATTTGTCAACCCCTGAAAAAGAAAATCATAATTGGGAACGACTTGTTCGTCTTCTCAATGGTAAACCGGCTGATTTAAAGCCTAAACTAGGTAAAAAGCCTAGCTATTTAGAAAGCGGTACCTATGAACCAGTTAGTGAACCCCGTGCAAAATTGAATAGTTTAAAGCAAGCTATTCTACAAGGCAGAACTGGCGTAAATTTTTTTCGTAGGGATTTTATAAGTGCGGTTGTAATTTATCTTGATGGAATGAGAATTAGAACGCGACCTGAGTCTGATGATGTGGTTTCGATGGGTAAAAAAATAATCAGTGATATTGCAGCAATGAAGCCAGTAAGAGACTATATATGTGAATGGGTAACTCTGGAGGCCGAATTTACTGATTCAAAAGAATTTTCAAATGAATTGATTAAGTTTTTAGAACAAATACTTTTACTTAAGGAAGTTCCTAGTAATATAAGTTCATGGTCATCAAACTGGTATGATGCACAAAAAGTTTTTGCATTGGAAATATTTTTGTACATTGTTGCAATACTAATCAATTTAGGTAAGTATCATTTAATTAGGAATGTGTTATCTGCTCGATATCTTTCGGGGGATAGACAATTGCCGCCAGAATTTAGATTTGTTTCTATTGATGCTTTTTTGGGAGCGTCAGAAACCTTGCAGGCCGGTTTTGATGAAGATTCTAAATATTACTCTCCTGTGGCTGAACTTATAAAAAGAAACGCTGATCGGAGCGATGTATTGTTTGCCGATCTTATACAGGCGGATCTGTTGGTGTTGTTTTATTCGTTTTGCAATTCAGGTGTGTATTGGTATCCAAATACTATTTATTATGCAAGTTATGGATACAAGCCAGAACTCTTTATAAGAGCGACCCAGCGTGAATATTTCTTACATCTAGCCATGATTGCTGGAATACAATCGGTACAGGAAATTAAAGAGAAAGTAAAGGCTGGAGCAGAAAGAATGAATGGCTCTAGCTTCAGTTATGGTCGTATGGGAAATGATTTTTGCTCCATGATGAATATTGAAAGTCTTGATTCAATCAAATAATTTAAAGGAGCCGCTCTTGAAGCGGCTTTTTTTATTCGACATCATTCAGCATGTAGGGAGCGAATGTAATAATTTCATCATCAAGCCAATCATTAAGCTCCTGCAGACGCTTCTGAAGTGGTGTCAGTTCGTTGCGAACGAAAACGCGCGCCGCTTTTTCAACATCACCAAACCCGCCGGTATTTGTCGGAATAATCCCCATCAGCTGCGGAGGCACACGGTGCGCTGCCAGCATGTCATCACGGCTCACATTCTTGATGTTAAGAAACTCATCTTTCGCTGCGACTTCTGACAGCGGGATGATCTGAATGCCGTCTTTCTTGCCGTTCGGACTGTACATAAACAGGTTGCGGAAGTTGCCTGGCCCTTTCGATTTTTTCAGCGCTTCGCGTATGTTGTCCACGTCTTTCTGATCGGCGGCGGGGTCGCTCATGTACATGATGAAACCAGCATGGCTCCCGTTAAGGTAATATTTACGGCGAAACAGCGTGGCCGATTCATTCAGCAGGGCGGAGGGAATGGCGGAGAGGTATTCCGGCATCCCGTATAGCTCCTGGTTAACGTCGGGTTCCATCAGGTGAAACACGCTTCCCTCATCGAACTGATAGGGCTGCGAGTTGTAGCCATACTGTGCAAACCAGTAGGTGTCCGGGTCAATGCCACGACGGGTGTATTTGGCAAGCGAGGCGCGCAGCTCCATGATCTGGCCTAAACGGTTCAAGCGTTTTTCCAGATAGGCATTACCGAATACCAGAAAGTCCTGGGCGAACCGGGAAAAGGCTTGTTTAGACAGCCAACGGTGAGGGATGAAGGTACTGGTAAGAATATTGCGTTTTACCTGAATAGCGCTGGAGTGATGCACGGCGGCGCGGTAAGTTCGCGCCAGGCCATCCATGCTGATCGGTGGTTCGTACCAGCGGTCCACCTGCACGCACTCCAGGTAATCAAATAACTCCCTGCGGTCCATCACGGGGATCGGATCGCCAAACGTAAACGCCTCCGCATGTGCATTACTGACCATGTTGGCCGTTTCGGTGGCGGTCTGGCCGCGTGGTGCCTTGCTGCGGTTTTTGCGGTTAGCCATTAAAAAATCTCCACGATGTTGCTGGTACTGGCGGAAGCTCCTGCCAGTGGTTCGTTATAAAGTGCGTGCATGGTTGCCCAGGCTAAATCCGCATGACTGGCTTCCTCTGTGCGAGCTGCTTCGTAGGTTGGCCGGTTGCCGCTGGCGGTGGTTGAACGGCGAATGGACATAAAGGACTGCGCGATATCCAGCATCCCCGCGTCAAATTCCAGACGGCGCCCGCTGATGATGTCGTAGGCTTTAAGCACCAGGGCATTTTTAACGGTCGGGTTGTAGACAAACTCACGCGCAGCAGGGAAGAACTGCTTAACCGTTTTGTAAACGCCATCGCCAACGCCGGTCGAGTCAATGCCGATGTAGGTCACGTTGTAGCGTCTGGTGATTTCCTCAATCGCTGAGGCCTGGGCGCGAAAGTCCATCCCGCGCCACTGGTGACGCTCAAGGATACGGAATTTACCGCCGGGGACGACGGGAGGCGCGATGACCACGCAACCGGCGCTGTCACCGTTCTGAGTTCCTTTTGCCGGGTCATAGCCGATCCAGACAGGGTGGTATGCAAACGGACGCAGTAAAAGCGGTTCGAAATCGTCCCAGACATCCCAGCTGTCAACCATGCAGGACTGCAGCAAGGCCAGCGGGAACACGGACGCCAGGTCGTCAACAAACTGACACATCAGCAGGTTGTTGTATTCGTCCGGGCTGTACTCCAGGCGCAGCTGGTCCAGGTCGAAAAGGTTACACCCGCCGTTTACGGCATCTTCAATGGTGACTATCTGGCGGTACTGGCCATCAGGGCATAAAACGCCGTGCGCCAGGCTACTGTGAGAAAGGTCAAATTCTACCCTGTCGGCTTTCGGGCGCCCTTTATTGAACAGGGCACCAGACCAGAACGGGTAGGCGCTGTGCGTCAGGCTGGAAGGTGTTGAGAAATAGGTCTGACGCCATTTTTTGTGCAGCGCCATACCGGAGGCCACCTTGCGCAGCTCCTGGAATTTCGGTATCCAGAAATACTCATCAAGATACAGATTGCCGTGATAGCTCTGCGCGGTACGGGCATTTGTACCGAGGAAGTAAAGACAGGCGCCGTTAGGCAGCACCATCGGATCGCCTTTCAGCTCAACATCCACCTCTTTTGCGAAGTCGATGATGTACTGTTTAAAAACGTGTGCCTGAGCTTTACTCGCTGACAGAAAGATTTGATTTCGGCCCGTGTTCAGGGCGTCTATCAACGCTTCACGGGCGAAATAGTAGGTTGCACCGATCTGGCGTGACTTTAAGAGGTTGCGGATACGGTGCTTGATGCCAGCGTCCCACCAGTGGCGCTGGTACTCGAACATACCGGCGCGGAAAATCTCTTCCAGCTTTTCGATCTGTTCGTCGGTAAACAGGTTTTTTTCCGGCGGCTTGCGCGGACCTTTATTGCGGTTCGCCACGTTCGGATTCAGGTCTGCTTCATTCCCGCCATTGTTAAATTTGCCGATTCTGGCCTGTCGTTCGGACTGACGCGCCAGCAGGTCAATTTCTTTAAAATCCTTTCCTTCCTTCTGCTCCTTCATGACGAGCTGGCAGTAACGTGCGGCGGTGGTGAGCTGCATCTGATCCAGTGGGCCATATTCGCCCCACTTATCGCGTTTTTTCCAGCTGTGAACGGTTGCAACTTTCTCGCCCAGCATTTCAGCAATGCGGGCTACGCGGTATCCCTGAAAGTACATCAGCATTGCCTGACGACGGGGATCGAGGTCTGCGGGGGTCAGTGTTGTCATGGCACAAACATACGGCCTCAAATCAGCACTTTCCCCGGCTTCGCATTGTGTGGGAGTTCGCACAAGCCCAACGCGTTGTTTACACGCGCCCATCACCGCAAACATAAGGCTCTGAACGTGTTACGAACTAACTAACCGGAGCCGGACCGATGGCAAAAAAATCTAAGCGTTTTCGTATTGGGGTCGAAGGGGCCACTACTGACGGGCGCGTTATTGAGCGTGAATGGCTCACCCAGATGGCGGCGAGCTATAACCCGCAGGTATACACCGCGCTGATCAATATGGAACACATCAAGGGCTTCACCCCTGATGGGCCTTTCCGTCGTTTTGGCATGGTGGAAAAGCTGGAAGCGGAAGAAATCACCGAAGGGGCATTATCCGGGAAAATGGCGCTGTATGGCTGGATTGCCCCGACTGACGATCTGGTCACGATGACTAGCAACTGGCAGAAGCTTTTCACCTCAATGGAAGTTAACACCAGCTTTGCCGATACCGGCTCCGCTTATCTGGTTGGCCTGGCGATTACTGACGATCCGGCAAGCCTCGGTACTGAAATGCTGCAGTTCAGTGCCAGCGCAGAACATAACCCACTGGCGCGCCGCAAGCTGGACAAAGACAACCTGTTTACCGCTGCTGTTGAAACGCTGATCGAGTTTGAGGACGTGCCGGAAAAAACCAGCCTGTTTACCCGCGTTAAAGAGCTGCTGTCCCGCAAAGGCGCCGATGATAACGCCCGCTTTGCTGATGTGAATCAGGCTGTTGAAACTATCGCGCGTGAGCATCAGACGCTGGCGGAGCAGGTCAGCACCCATCAGACCGATTTCAGTAACAAGCTGAGCGATATGCAAAAGGTTGTTGATGAGACAACCAGCGCACTCTCCACCCTGCGTGAGCAGCTTTCCACTCAGGACAGCCGCAGCGAACGCCGCCCTAATGCGACCGGTAATAACGGCGCAGAACAAACCACCGATTGCTGACGGAGCAAAAGCACAATGAAAAAAGAGACACGTTTTAAATTCAACGGCTATCTGACGCAGCTCGCCACACTCAATGGCGTGCCTGTAAGCGGTATCACCTCAAAATATACGGCAGAGCCATCCGTTGCGCAGACGCTGGAAACGAAAATCCAGGAGTCTTCCTCTTTCCTGCAGAAAATCAACATTATCCCGGTTGATGAGCAGTCCGGCGAACGTCTGGGGCTGGGGATTGGCGCCAGTATCGCCGGTAATACTGATACCACCCAGAAAGACCGTGAACCCGTTGATCCGACCTACATCGACGGTGAAGGGTACAAGTGTACCCAGACTAACTCTGATACGGCGCTGCCTTATGCAAAACTGGATTTGTGGGCTAAATTCCAGGACTTCCAGACGCGCATCCGTGACGCCATCATTATTCGCCAGGCGCTTGACCGCATCATGATCGGCTTCAACGGCGTGAAGCGTGAAAAAACGTCAGACCGCAAGACCTATCCGCTGTTGCAGGATGTGAATATCGGCTGGCTGGAGAAAATCCGCCAGGAGAAACCCGTTCAGGTTCTGGACAAAATTGTGTCCGAGGGCGAGGTGGTTTCTCAGACTATCCGTGTCGGTAAAGGCGGCGATTTCCTGAATCTGGACGCGCTGGTTATGGGCGCCGTGAATGAGAAAATCGCGCCGTGGTATCAGGAAGATACAGAGCTTGTGGTTATCGTCGGGCGCCAGTTGCTGGCGGATAAATATTTCCCGATCGTCAACCGCGACCAGCCAAACAGCGAAGCGATGGCGGCCGATCTCATCATCAGCCAGAAGCGTATCGGCAACCTCCCGGCCGTTCGCGCGCCGTTCTTCCCGGCTAACGCCATGCTGATCACCCGTCTGGATAACCTGTCTATTTACTGGCAAGCCGGTACCCGTCGTCGTTCGGTTATCGACAATCCGAAGCGTGACCGCGTGGAGAACTACGAATCCGTTAACGAGGCGTATGTTGTCGAAGATTACGACGGCGTTTGCCTGGTTGAGAACATCGAGATGTTACCAGCGCAGGCAGACGGCAATCCGGGCGCGGCGCTCACGGCTGAAAATATTCAGACCATCGTTGCTGCAGCAGTGCAGGGCGCGCTTGATGCTCAGAATACGGGCGGCACTGGCGCCGGAGCGTGATAAATGAATCCGTTCCGTGCTCACACTCAGTATGTACAGGCACAGGATGCCGCCCGGCAGGGCGGCAGTAAAGCCAGTATGACGGGTTATAACCAGATGCTGTTACAGCTGACAGAACACCGCAGGCACCTTAAAACCGTCCAGTCAAATGAGCGCAAGGCTCAGCTCAAACGTGAGTTTCTTCCCGCTTATGCCTCATGGATTGCCGGTTTGCTGGATGCTGACGCGTCAGGCCAGGACGACGTGGCGATGTACGTCATGATCTGGCGCATTGATGCCGGAGACTATACCGGCGCGCTGGACATTGCCCGCCATGCCATTAAACACGGCTGGGTCCTGCCGCAGCGATTCAACCGGACCTGCGGGACTGCTGTTGCGGAAGAGTTTGCCGACGCGGCAATGCGCGCTTTTTCTGCCGGTGAATCATTCAGTGCCGCCATTCTTACCCAGGTGCTCGATATCGTTGAAGGTCAGGATATGCCGGATCAGTCCCGCGCCCGACTTCATAAGGCGATGGGCTACGCGCTGCGGGATAACGATCAGGCAGTGGCGGCACTTAACCATCTGAAGCGTGCCCTGCAGCTGGATAACAGCTCTGGCGTCAAAACCGAAATCAACAAGCTTGAAAGCCGATTGCGACAGGCAATGTCGGCTTAACGAATCGTGCCAACGCGCGGGGCGGCACGGGGTAGCGACAGGCTTTATGCCGCGTCAAAACCCCGTCCACCGCCCAACTATTTGGGAGTGCCAGAAATATGCAATTCGTTTCGCCGGAACAGGCCGGGGAAAGTACCCAGGACGTTATTAAAAACACCAGTTTCTGGCCTGATGTCAGGGTTTCAGAGTTCCGACGTGATATGCGCATAGATGGGAGTGTCACCGATCCACGCCTGCGTCTGGCGTTGCTGACAGCGATTGCTGAAGTTAACGCCGATCTTTATGAGTTCCGCGAGAAACAACGGGCGCAGGGGTATGCGAGCCTGGCCGACGTCCCTGCTGATGTGATCGACGGCGAAAGCCAGCGGCTCATGCTGTATCGCCGTGCGGTGTTTTGCTGGGCAAAAGCAAACCTGGTTGAGCGCTATCGCGATTTTGACGCAACCGGCGACGGAAGCAAGAAAGCCGAAGATATCGAAACAACCTTAGGCGAGCTGTGGCGCGATGTGCGCTGGGCGGAGTCCCGCCTGCGCGATATGCCACATATGACGGTGGAGCTGATTTGATGAAAGTGCGTGCGCATCAGTATGACACGGTGGACGCACTCTGCTGGCGCCATTACGGGCGCACGCAGGGAGTCACTGAACAGGTGCTGCAGGCGAATCCGGGGCTGGCTGAATATGGCCCCTTTTTACCGCACGGGCTGCAGGTGGAGCTACCGGACATTACGGCGTCAACCACTGCGCAGACTGTCCAGTTATGGGACTGAACTATGACGCTTGAACGAATCAGCGCCTTTATCACTTACTGCGTTGCCCTGCTTCTGGCATGGCTCGGCGATTTGTCTCTTAAAGATGTATCGACCATTACCGGTCTTGCGCTGGGGATTATTACTGCGGCGGTGACCTGTTATTTACGCTGGAAAGCCTACCAGCTGCTGCGGGACGGCAGAATATCCAGGGGGGAATATGAGTCCTTCAATCGTTAAGCGTTGCCTAGTCGGCGCGGTGCTGGCGATTGCCGCCACGCTGCCGGGTTTTCAGTCGCTTCATACCTCCGTCGAGGGGCTGAAACTGATTGCTGATTTCGAAGGGTGTCGCCTCCAGCCATACCAGTGCAGCGCCGGGGTCTGGACTGACGGGATCGGCAATACGTCCGGGGTAGTGCCGGGCAAAACCATAACGGAGCGACAGGCCGCGCAGGGGCTGATTAATAACGTATTGCTGACGGAAAAAAGGATTGAAGCCTGCCTGCAGGTTAAGCCACCTCAGCATGTTTACGATGCCCTGATCAGTATCGGTTTTAATGTCGGAACGGGGGCCATCTGCCGGTCAACAATGGTTTCTTACATCAATCGCCAGCAGTGGTGGCAGGCGTGCAACCAGCTCCCCCGCTGGGTTTATGTAAATGGTCAACGGAATAAAGGGCTGGAAAACCGGCGCGCCCGTGAGCTTGCCTGGTGTCTTAAAGGGGCAGGGGCATGACGCGCGCGCTGGCGGTGATCCTGGCTCTGGTGCTGGCAATGCTGGGCTGGCAGTCATGGCGGCTTAACAATGCCGGTCACACCATCGGGACGCAGGCTGAGGCGCTTAAAAAGAACAAGCAGGAGCTGGCGAAGAAAAACAGCCAGCTCATCAGCCTGTCCATTCTTACCGAAACCAACAGCCGGGCGCAGATGCAACTTTATGCTGCAGCGGAGGAGACTTCCTCGCTGTTGCGGAGTCGCCAGCGCCGTATCGAGGAGCTAAAACGTGAAAACGAGGATTTACGCCGCTGGGCTGACACTCCTTTGCCTGCTGACATTATCCGGCTGCGGGAGCGCCCGGCCCTCGCCGGAGGTGCAGCTTACCGTGAGTGGTTGTCCAAAAGTGACGCAATGCCGCCTGGACAGGTCAGCGCCGCGCAGTAATGGGGATTTGAACCAGGTGCTGGATGAGACTGAGGCCGCCTGGGCAGTATGTGCCGACAAAGTGGACACGATCATAGCGTGTGAGGAGCGAGACAGTGAACAAGCCGCAGTCCTTACGCAACGCCCTGAATAAATCGGTGGCGTATGTCCGTGACAACCCGGACAAACTGCACCTTTTTGTTGATAACGGTTCGCTGGTCGCAACCGGCGCCCGTTCAATGTCATGGGAATATCGCTACACCCTGAATGTGGTGATTGAAGACTTTAGCGGCAACCAGAATTTAGTGATGGCGCCCGTATTGCTCTGGTTAATGACCAATCAACCGGACGCTATCAACAACCCGGAGCTGCGCGAAAAACTTTTTACCTTTGACGTCGATATCCTGAGCAACGATCTGTGTGATATCAGCCTCAATCTGCAGCTCACGGAGCGCGTGATTGTCAACACAGACGGCACCGTATCGAGCGTTGAAGCGGTGCCGGAACCCCACGTACCCGAAGAAATGTGGACGGTGAAACGTGGATGACCTGCAGAGGGTGGATGACTGGCTGGCGGCCCTACTGGCGAATCTGGAACCGGCAGCCCGCAACCGTATGATGCGACAGCTGGCGCAGGAGCTGCGCCGGTCGCAACAGCAAAATATCAGGCTGCAGCGCAATCCAGACGGCACCACCTTTGAGCCGCGCCGGGTGACGGCCAGAAGTAAAAAGGGGCGCATCAAGCGCCAGATGTTCGCCAAATTGCGCACCACTAAATACCTGAAAACCGCAGCCACTGCGGACTCTGCCAGCGTGCAGTTTGATGGGAAAGTCCAGCGCATCGCCCGTGTTCACCATTATGGTCTACGTGATCGAGTCAGACGCAACGGCCCGGAGGCCCGGTACCCGGCACGCCGTCTTTTGGGTATTAACGATGTGATAGAAGAATTAACACGTGATACTCTTCTACGCTGGATTATTAGGTTGTGAATTATATAAAGTAATTTGCTCAATTGCTTCGTCTATAGATATTTTAATGAATGCCCATTCATAAATATCGAAGAAGCAAACGTATATTTTACATTCTGGAAGGTGTTGAGTGATTCTATCTCGCATTGTTTTTAAATAATCATGCTTGTATGCATTTCTAAGGCCGATGTAAATTTCCTTAATGCTGGAGCTACTTATGGGCTGGATTTCATTTCTATATCGTGAAATGTTTCTTACCACCCTAACTTCTTCCTCGTATGACCAATAAGCAGGTTTGTAGAGAAAGGTTCTTTGTAGTGCTTCCAGAAAATCAGGATTGTAATGAAACTGCATTCCTTCAAAGAAATTGAGATTATCAGAGTTTATGTAAGGATTATGGGGTTTAGTTGATGCATAAATAACACTGCCATACTTTGCTGGGATGACATTCAAACCCTCATCATTTAATTCTGCTTCGTTGGCATCTATGCCAAAAACAACTCCTGCATGCGAGCCATTATCCTTATCAAGCAAGATGCTTTTTTTATCATCATAATTTGCCCCCTTACCATAATGTGCCCACATCAGAGGATTTAATGGAGCGCGAGTCAAAGATAAAATTCCATATGATATGGAAGCGGAAAGAAATTTTAAAGTTTGTTCTTTATATTGTTCTTCCGAGCCATAGTGTAAACCTGTTAATTCAAAAGGATCGTTTAGAGATGATGCTCTTGAAAATTTCAATGTTGAATTTTTTATAATTAAGTCTGCTGTTTCAGAGTCGACATATTTATATAGAATCATTTTCAAGCCTTAGATTAAATTGTTTCTATTAACTGCCATGGCCTTAGATGTTATCCCTTAATTGTGAGGGACACCATACAGTACAAGCTAGTTTTGTGATTCCCCGAGGTAATGCAATCTCATCCTATGAACGCACAACTAACCGAAATCATGCGCCTTATCACCAACCTGATCCGCACTGGAACCGTAACCGAAGTGGACCGGGAAAACTGGCTGTGCCGGGTGAAAGTGGGTGAGCTTGAAACCAACTGGATTAACTGGCTGACACTGCGCGCAGGCGGTGCCCGTACATGGTGGTGTCCGTCGCCGGATGAGCAGGTGGTGGTGCTGAGTATGGGCGGCAATCTGGAAACCGCTTTTGCCTTACCTGCGATCTATTCCAACCAGTTCGCCCCGCCGTCGGACTCTGTGGACGGCTGCGTAACGGAATACCCGGACGGTGGCTGGTTTGAATATGAACCAGCCACCGGCCGCTGGCATGTGCGAGGCATCAAATCCATGGTAATCGAGGCTGCAGATAACATAACCCTGAAAACGGGGGAATTTGTGGTGGAAGCAAGCAACACGCGCATAAACAGCGAGGTGGTGATCAATGGTGGCGTCACCCAGGGCGGCGGCGCCATGAGTTCTAACGGGATCGTAGTCGATAAACACGGTCATACCGGCGTTAAGTCCGGCGGCGATACATCAGGAGGCCCGGTATGACGCTTTATATCGGCATGAGTCAGGGCAACGGCAGGACCATTACCGACACTGACCACCTGCGCCAGTCGGTCCGGGATATTCTGCTGACCCCGCAGGGGAGCCGCATTGCCCGGCGGGAATACGGCTCGCTTCTGTCAGAGCTGATAGACCAGCCGCAGAACCCGGCGCTGCGCCTGCAGGTAATGTCTGCGGTCTATGTAGCTCTGAGTCGCTGGGAGCCGCGGCTTACCCTGGATTCCATCACCATAGACAGCAGTTTTGATGGTTCGATGGTGGTTGAGCTTACCGGGCAGCGTGATAACGGCGCGCCGGTTTCACTTTCGGTATCAACAGGAGCAGACAATGGCAGTCATTGACCTTTCCCAGCTGCCCGCCCCGCAGATAGTGGATGTGCCGGATTTTGAAACGCTGCTAAACGAACGGAAAGCCGCGTTTATGGCCCTTTATCCGGCAGACGAGCAGGACGCGGTAAGGCGCACGCTTGAGTTGGAGTCTGAACCCGTGACCAAGCTCCTGCAGGAAAATGCGTATCGTGAAATCCTCCTGCGCCAGCGCATTAACGAGGCGGCGCAGGCGGTCATGGTGGCTTATGCCATTGGCGGCGATCTCGATCAGATGGCGGCCAACTACAACGTGAAGCGGCTGACGGTTACACCTGCGGATAACGACGCGGTGCCGCCGGTCGCAGCGGTAATGGAAAGTGATGAGGCGCTGCGCCTGCGTGTTCCTGCTGCATTTGAGGGGCTGTCCGTGGCGGGGCCGACGGCGGCCTATGAGTTTCACGCTAAAAGCGCTGACGGGCGAGTGGCTGACGCCAGCGCAACCAGCCCGGCACCGGCGGAGGTGGTGCTTACCGTGCTGAGCCGTGAGGGCGACGGAACGGCAGCGGCGGATCTGCTGGGAGTGGTTGAACAGGCGCTTAACAGTGAGAACGTGCGGCCGGTTGCTGACCATCTGACGGTGCGCAGCGCTGAAATTATTCCGTACAGCGTGGATGCAACGATCTTTCTTTACCCGGGGCCAGAAGCTGAGCCGGTGATGGAGGCGGCAAAGGCCAGCCTGCAGAAATATATCGCCAGCCAGACGAGGCTGGGGCGCGATATTCGCCGCAGTGCTATTTATGCCGCGCTGCATGTTGAAGGTGTGCAACGTGTTGAGCTGGCCTCGCCGCTCGCTGATGTGGTGCTGGATAAGACACAAGCCGCTTCATGTACGGAATGGAGCGTAACCAACGGGGGAACGGATGAATAGTCTGCTTCCTCCAGGTTCATCGCCGCTTGAGCGCCGCCTGGCGCAGACCTGCAGCGGAATTTCCGATCTGCAGGTGCCGCTGCGCGATTTATGGAACCCGGCAACATGCCCGGTCAAGTTTCTGCCGTATCTGGCGTGGGCCTTTTCGGTTGATCGCTGGGACGAAGGATGGGCGGAGAACGTGAAGCGCCGTGTGGTGCAGGATGCTTTCTATATCCATCAGCACAAGGGCACAACCAGTGCTGTTCGGCGTGTGGTGGAGCCGTTCGGCTTTCTGATCCGCATTATTGAATGGTGGCAGACCGACGAGGCGCCGGGCACGTTTCGCCTAGATATCGGGGTGCAGGACCAGGGCATAACAGAGGAAACCTATCTGGAGCTGGAGCGCCTGATTGGTGACGCCAAACCCTGCAGCCGGCATCTGATCGGCATGTCCATAAACCTGCAGACGAGCGGACCATATTTCGTTGGGGCTGCCACTTACACCGGCGAAGAAATCACGATTTACCCGTATATCAACGAAACCATCATTTCCGGTGGCTCTGCCTACGAGGGCGGCGCCGTCCATGTTATCGACACAATGAGAGTGAACCCATGAGCGCAAAATTTTATACCCTGCTGACGGATATTGGCGCGGCGAAACTGGCAAGCGCTGCCGCGCTCGGTGTGCCGCTGAAAATTACCCAGATGGCGGTGGGGGATGGCGGCGGCGTGCTTCCAACTCCCAGCGCACAACAGACGAAGCTGGTTTCCGAAAAGCGGCGCGCTGACTTGAACATGCTTTACATCGATCCGCAGAACAGCAGCCAGATTATTGCTGAGCAGGTGATTCCTGAAACTGAGGGCGGTTGGTGGATTCGTGAAGTTGGGCTGTTCGATGAAACGGGCGCGCTGATCGCAGTGGGAAACTGCCCGGAGAGCTACAAACCGCAGCTGGCAGAAGGGAGCGGCCGCACGCAAACAGTGCGCATGGTACTGATTACCAGCAGCACCGATAACATTACGCTGAAAATTGACCCGTCCGTAGTGCTGGCTACCCGCAAATATGTGGATGACAAGGTGCTGGAACTGAAGGTGTATGTAGATGAGCTGATGGCGGCGCATCTTGCTGCAGCTGATCCGCATACGCAATATGCGCCAAAAGCCAGCCCGACGTTTACCGGCACCCCAAAAGCCCCGACTGCAGCTGCAGGTAACAATACCACTCAGCTTGCCACAACTGCGTTTGTTCAGGCGGCTCTGATCGCCCTGGTGAATGGTGCCCCGGCTACACTGGACACGCTGAAAGAAATTGCTGCGGCTATCAACAACGATCCTAATTTCAGCACCACCATTAATAACGCGCTTGCACTCAAAGCCCCACTGGCAAGCCCGGCCCTGACCGGAACGCCGACGGCGCCCACGGCTGCGCAGACTGTCAACAATACGCAAATTGCCACTACTGCTTTCGTAAAATCAGCTCTGGCTGCGCTTGTTGGCTCATCACCTGCGGCGCTTGATACCCTGAACGAGCTGGCGGCGGCGTTAGGAAACGATCCTAATTTTGCTACCACCGTGACAAATGCGCTGGCAGGCAAGCAGCCACTTGATGGCACGCTGACAACCTTGTCTGGAAAGACCGCTATGGGGATTATCGAATACCTTGGTTTAGTGAATTCTTCAGGGATGGTTGGTCGACTCGTCAGTATTAAGAAATTCACCGCGAGTGGAACATACACACCAACAGCAGGTACGAAGTTTATTAGGGTCAGACTCGTTGGCGCAGGTGGTGCAGGTGGGGGCGCTGCCGCCTCTACCGTTTCAGGCTATCTGGCAGCCGGGCGCGGAGGTGGAGGTGGCAGTTATGGTGAAACGACATTGATTGATGTCACCTCAGTCTTATCTGTCGTGGTTATCGTCGGGGGTGCTGGAGTTGGGGCTGCCGGAAGTTCAGGAACAGCCGGAGGTTCATCCTCATTTGGTAGTTACATCACAGCACCAGGCGGTGATGGCGGCGGTATGGGGGCATCAGGGCCAGCTAACAACAGCCTTGTATCTGATTTGGGCAACTCTGGAAAAGAATGCACCGGAACCGATGTTTTAATTTCAATTCCGGGAGAGGGGGGCGGCGGACAGATGTCTTTATCCACAGGAACAGCTAAAGGTGGTCATGGCGGTTCTTCAATTTTGGGAACAGGCGGCTCGGCTTATACCGCAAATCAACAGGGCGGTTATGGTTGGGGCTTTGGCGCCGGTGGTGCCGGGTCTGTTACTGTGTACGCACAAGGCATATCAGCAACGGCGGGTGGACATGGCAGTAACGGAATTGTCATCATTGAGGAGTATGCCTGATGCAAAATTATGCGTTAATCAAAAATGGTGTCGTTGAAAACGTCGTTATCTGGGACGAGCATGGAGATATATTTGACGATTACACCGTGGTCAATTTAGAGGGTCTTTTAGCCGGTATTGGTTGGGCTTATGACGGCGAAAAGTTTACCGCACCACCAGAACCTGAACCTACTCACGATGAGCTTGTTCAGCAAGCTGAAATCCATAAGCAGGAATTAATCAGCGATGCCAATAATTATATTGATAGCAACCAGTGGCCTTCGAAACTGGCACTTGGACGCCTGTCGGATGCAGATAAGCAGTCATTTAATGAATGGCTTGATTATCTTGATGCGCTGGACGCGGTAGATATATCTGCTGCATCTGATGTGAACTGGCCCAGCCGCCCTGAGAAATGAATATGCCCCGCACCTGCGGGGATTTTTTGACCCCTTTCATTGTATCATTCCCCACACATAGCCAGGCGCGTGCGCCGCGCGCATATCAACCAGAACATAGGCACTCCCCCTGTAAATCGGAGAGGCTGCCTTATGGCTAAGGATTATCACCACGGTGTGCGCGTCGTTGAGGTCAACGATGGCACCCGCCCAATTTCAACAGTAAGCACGGCAATTGTCGGTATGGTCTGTACCGGCGATGATGCAGATGCGTCCGTGTTCCCCCTCAATAAACCGGTCCTGCTCACCGACGTGCTGACCGCCAGCGGTAAAGCAGGCGAGTCTGGCACGCTGGCCCGCTCGCTGGATGCAATTGCCGATCAAGCTAAACCCGTGACCGTCGTTGTGCGCGTTGCACAGGGTGAAACCGAAGCGGAGACAACCTCCAACATTATCGGCGGCGTGACAGCTGACGGTAAAAAAACGGGTATGAAAGCGCTGTTATCTGCGCAGTCTCAGCTCGGCGTTAAGCCGCGCATTCTGGGCGTGCCGGGGCATGACACGCAGGCGGTTGCCACTGAGCTGCTGAGCGTGGCGCAGAGTTTGCGCGGGTTCGCCTATCTGTCAGCCTACGGCTGCAAAACGGTAGAGGAGGCCATTGCCTACCGCGCTAATTTTAGCCAGCGCGAGGGAATGCTGATCTGGCCTGATTTCATCAGTTTTGACACCGTGCTGAATGCTGACGCAACGGCTTACGCCTCAGCCCGTGCGCTTGGCTTGCGTGCCAAAATTGACGAACAGACCGGCTGGCACAAATCCCTGTCCAACGTAGGCGTGAACGGCGTCACCGGCATTTCTGCGGATGTGTTCTGGGATTTGCAGGACCCGGCAACCGATGCTGGGCTGCTGAACCAGAACGATGTCACCACGCTGATCCGCAAAGACGGTTTTCGCTTCTGGGGTTCCCGCTGCCTCAGTGACGATCCTCTGTTTGCCTTTGAAAACTACACCCGCACCGCGCAGGTACTGGCTGACACCATCGCAGAAGCGCACATGTGGGCGGTGGATGGCGTGCTTAATCCGTCGCTGGCCCGAGACATTATCGAAGGTATTCGCGCCAAACTGCGCAACCTGAAAACGCAGGGCTACATCATCGGCGCCGACTGCTGGCTGGATGAGTCTGTAAACGATAAAGATTCCCTGAAAGCCGGGAAGCTCACTATCGATTACGACTATACGCCGGTACCACCTCTGGAAAACCTGATGCTGCGCCAGCGCATCACCGATCAGTATCTGCTGGATTTCTCCAGCCAGGTCAGCGCATAAGGGGACAAAATGGCTTTACCACGCAAGTTAAAACACCTGAACCTGTTTAACGACGGGAATAACTATCAGGGGATTGTTGAGTCCCTGACCCTGCCTAAATTTGGCCGCAAGTTTGAAAAGTATCGCGGCGGCGGTATGCCCGGTTCGGCGGATATTGATCTGGGGCTGGATGATGGCGCGCTGGACACGGAATTTTCAATCGGCGGCACCGAACTGCTGTTGTTCAAGCAGATGGGTAAAGCCACCGTTGACGGCATCCAGCTGCGTTTCACCGGCTCCATTCAGCGTGACGATACCGGCGAAGTGCAGGCCGTTGAGCTGGTTGTGCGCGGGCGACATAAAGAGGTCGATTCCGGCGAATGGAAAACCGGCGAGAGCAACACCACAAAAGTCAGCAGCACCAACAGCTACGCGAAGCTGACCATTAACGGCGAGGTGCTGTATGAGGTTGATGTGATCAACATGATTGAAATCGTTGATGGCGTGGACCTGATGGAAGAACACCGCAACGCCCTGGGCCTCTGATCTACTTAAAGGCGCGGGCAGCCGCGCCAGTACCTTATTAACAGGAAATGACAATGAGCGAACAACTGACTGAAAAAACCGTACAGCTGGACACCCCAATCAAACGCGGTAAAACCGAAATTGCCGAAATTGTGCTGCGCAAGCCGCAGTCCGGCGCGCTGCGTGGCACCCGTCTGCAGGCGATCATGGATATGGACGTCGGCGCGATGATGACGATTATTCCCCGCATCTCCACGCCCGCGCTGACCGCTCAGGAAATGGCTGAAATGGACCCCGCCGATCTCACCGCGCTGTCGGTTGAGGTGGTCACTTTTTTGTTAAAGAAATCGGTGCTTGCCGGTTTGCCGACAGCCTGACGGTAGAAGACCTGGTGGCTGATATCGCCACCATTTTTCACTGGCCGCCGTCCGTCACTGACGTTATGCCGCTGACCGAAGTGCTGGAGTGGCGGCATAAAGCGATTCAGAGAAGCGGGGCCAGCGATGAGTGACACTAACCTGCGTTTGCAGGTAATTCTAAATGCGGTTGATAAGCTCACCCGCCCATTCCGATCAGCGCAGGCCAGCTCTAAAGAGCTGGCTACCGCCATTCAGCAAAGCCGCGCAAGATTAAAAGAACTGGACGCCCAGGCGGGCCGTATTGACGGTTTCCGCAAGGCAAGCGCGCAGCTCGCCATCACCGGCAACAGTCTTAAAGCCGCACGCGAAGAAGCGGCGAAACTTGCCACGCAGTTCTCGGCAACTAACCGCCCGACGGCGGCGCAGGCTCGTCTGCTTGAGCAGGCAAAAAACCGTGTTAACGAGCTGCAGAGCAAATATAACGGCCTGCGTCAGTCGGTGCAGCGTCAGCGTCTTGCGCTCAATGAGGCCGGGCTGAACACCAAAAAGCTGAGCAGTGCGCAGCGGGAGCTGCGGCAGAATGCCGACGAAACCCGGCAGGCGCTGGACCGACAGCAGAAATCCCTTAAACGCCTGGGCGAGCAGCAGGCCCGTATGAACGCCGTCCGCGATCAGTATTCGCGGCGCCTTGAGGTGCGGGATCGTATTGCGGGCGCCGGAGCAACGACTACTGCCGCCGGGCTGGCGATGGGCGCGCCGGTGATGGCTGCCGTTAAAAGCTATGCCAGCATGGAAGATGCGATGAAAGGCGTGGCAAAGCAGGTTAACGGGCTGCGGGACGACAACGGCAACCGCACAAAACAGTTTTATGACATGCAGGATGCCATCAAGGCCGCCAGTGAACAGCTGCCGATGGAGAATGGCGCCATCGACTATGCCGCGCTGGTTGAAGGTGGCGCCCGCATGGGAGTGACAAACCAGAACGATTCTTACGAAGACCAGAAGCGTGACCTGCTGGCCTTTGCATCCACTGCTGCAAAGGCCGCAACGGCATTCGAGCTGCCCGCTGATGAGCTGGCGGAGGGGCTGGGGAAAATCGCGCAGCTCTATAAAGTGCCGACCCGCAATATTGAACAGCTTGGCGATGCCCTGAACTACCTGGACGATAACGCCATGTCTAAGGGCGGCGATATCATCAATGTGCTGCAGCGCATGGGCGGCGTGGCTGACCGGCTTGATTTCCGCAAGGCGGCCGCGCTGGGTTCCACCTTCCTGTCTCTGGGCGCCGCGCCTGAAATTGCCGCCAGCGCATCAAATGCGATGGTGCGCGAACTGTCGATTGCAACCATGCAGAGCAAGCGGTTCATGGAAGGTATGGATCTGCTGAAACTCAATCCAGAAGAGATTGAAAAGCAGATGACAAAGGACGCAATGGGGACCATTCAGCGCGTGCTGGAGAAGGTCAACAAACTGCCGCAGGACAAGCGCCTGTCCGCCATGACGATGATATTTGGCAAGGAGTTTGGCGACGATGCGGCGAAGCTGGCAAATAACCTGCCGGAGCTGCAGCGACAGCTGAAACTTACCTCAGGCACTGAGGCTAACGGCTCCATGCAGAAAGAATCCGATATCAATAAGGATTCACTTTCCGCGCAGTGGTTGCTTGTTAAAACGGGCGCGCAGAACGCTTTCAGTAGCCTGGGTGAAACCCTGCGCCAGCCGCTGATGGATATCATGGGGTACGTCAAAAGCGTTACCGGGGCACTGCGTCGATGGGTTGAGGCTAACCCGCAGCTGGCGGGCACGCTGATGAAAGTGGCGGCTGCCACTGCTGCGATAACCGTTGTACTCGGCACGCTGGCGGTGGTCGTGGCTGCCGTGCTGGGGCCGCTGGCTGTGATCCGTTTAGGCCTGTCCGTGCTGGGTGTAAAAACACTCCCATCCGTTATGTCTGCAGTGACCCGCACTGGCGGTGCGCTGTCCTGGCTGGCAAATGCGCCGCTTTCCCTGTTGCGCCGTGGCCTGGCTGCATCCGGCAGCAGCGCCGGATTGCTGGCGTCTCCCCTTAACTCCCTGCGCCGTTCTGCCGGGCTGGCTGGCAATGCGCTGAAAGCGCTGGCCGGTGCGCCGCTTGCTGTCCTTCGCGGCGGAATGTCTGGTATTCGCAACATTATCGGCATGGTAATGAATCCGCTGGCCGCGTTGCGCGGGGGATTATCCTCAGCGGGTGGCGTGCTGCGTTTTCTGGCGTCCGGCCCGCTGGCCCTCCTTCGCGTTGCGCTGTACGGGATTTCTGGATTGCTGGGCGCCCTGCTTAGTCCGATAGGGCTCGTTGTGGCGGCGCTGGCTGGCGTGGCGCTGGTTGTCTGGAAATACTGGCAGCCGATAAGCGCATTTTTAGGCGGAGTGGTTGAAGGATTCAAAGCTGCAGCTGCGCCTATCAGTGCGGCGTTTGAGCCACTGCAGCCTGTTTTCCAGTGGATAGGTGACAAGGTCCAGGCATTGTGGGGCTGGTTTACTGATCTGCTGACGCCGGTTAAATCCACCTCTGCAGAGCTGCAAAGCGCGGCGTCGATGGGGCGGCAGTTTGGGGAGGCGCTGGCCGCAGGGCTGAACATGGTCATGCACCCGCTGGATTCGCTTAAATCGGGCGTGTCCTGGCTGCTTGAAAAACTTGGCATTGTCAGCAAGGAAGCGGCCAAAGCGAAGCTTCCTGAGCAGGTCACGCGGCAGCAACCAGCCACGGTAAACACAGACGGTAAAGTGGTGCTGCCGCCTGGCGGATTCCCGCCGATGGGTTTTGCTGGCATGTACGACAGCGGCGGTACCATTCCGCGCGGCCAGTTCGGCATCGTGGGTGAGAATGGCCCAGAGATCGTAAACGGGCCCGCCAATGTCACCGGCAGGAAACGGACTGCTGATCTGGCGAGGGTGGCGGCAACGCTCAATCCTTCCCGGACGGAACCGGCCAGCGCTAAACAATATCCTGAACGCGCGATAGTTCTGCCGCCTGATAGTGTGAACGGTCCGGCAAATCTTCCGGTAATCAATCGTACTATTGAGCTGGTGAAACTGGCGGCAACGGTAAGCCCGGTTCGTGATGTAACAGCCAGCCCGGAGCAACGGCCTGAAAGCAGGTTGATGCTGCCGCCTGAGATTGTTAACGCCCCGGTAAATCGTCCTGGCCGGGATCGTGCTGCGGAGCTGGCTGATATCGCTGCGGCTGTCATGCCAGCACCGGCCATTACGGAAATCACGGATAACAGGGCTGACCCGATGGCTATGCGCCAGAAGGTGTTCGCTTCCGTGGTCGCTGGCGTAATGGGCCTGGCGGCAGCCCCGGCAGAAGCCGCGCCAATTCATCCGTACAGTGTACCTGTCAGGACGCAACCGGCGCCGTCGGCGAAGGCAGAAAGACCGCCGCAGGTAATAAAGTACGAGATAAGCGCGCCAATTCATATTGTCGCCCAGACAGGGCAAAGCGCGCAGGATATCGCCCGAGAGGTGGCCCGGCAGCTTGATGAGCGAGAGCGCAGGGCCAGGGCAAAAACACGCAGTAATTTCAGTGATCGAGGGGGTTACGAATAATGATGATGGTGCTGGGGTTGTACGTATTCATGCTGCGAACCGTACCCTATCAGGAGCTGCAGTATCAGCGCAGCTGGCGGCACGCAGCTAACAGCCGGGTAAACCGGCGCCCGACAACACAGTTTCTTGGGCCGGATAACGATTCGCTTACGCTGTCCGGCGTCCTGCTGCCTGAGATTACCGGCGGCAGGTTGTCTTTGCTGGCGCTGGAGCAGATGGCGGAGCTAGGGAAAGCCTGGCCCTTGATTGAGGGGAGCGGGACGATTTACGGCATGTTTGTGATCGAGAGTCTGAGCCAGACAAAAACAGAATTTTTTGAGAGCGGTATGCCCCGGCGCATCGAATTTTCGCTGAGCCTGAAAAGGGTGGATGAATCGCTGTCTGATATGTTTGGCAGCCTCAGCGATCAGCTCAGTAATTTGCAGGACTCCGCCACCTCTGCGATAGGCAATATGAAAAATACGGTTGGGGGGGTACTGCAGTGAATTTCAGCTCTGATCTCCTGAACCTGAACAGCAAAACCCCCGGTTTCAGCATCACCATTGAAGGTAAAGATGTGACTACCGTGCTGGATGCGCGCCTGATGAGTCTGACGCTGACGGATAACCGGGGCTTTGAAGCGGACCAGCTTGATCTGGAACTGGACGACTCGGACGGGCAAATCGTTCTGCCGCGTCGGGGGGCCATTATTCAGTTTGCGCTGGGATGGAAAGGTCAGCCGCTTTTTCCGAAAGGGGGGTTTACTGTCGATGAGATTGAGCACAGCGGCGCGCCTGACCGTCTCACAATCCGCGCGCGTAGTGCAGATTTCCGTGAAACCCTGAATACGCGGCGTGAAAAGTCCTGGCACCAGACAACGGTGGGCGATGTTGTGAAGGAAATCGCGGGCAGGCATAAATTAAAGATGGCGCTGGGAAAGGACCTGATGGACAAGCCTGTGGAACATCTTGACCAGACCAACGAGAGCGATGCGAGTTTCCTGATGAAGCTGGCGCGGCAGTATGGGGCGATAGCCTCAGTTAAGGACGGAAATTTGTTGTTTATCCGCCAAGGGCAGGGCAGAACGGCAAGCGGTAAGCCGCTGCCGGTTATCACCATCACCCGCCAGGCTGGTGACGGTCATCGTTTTACCCTGGCCGATCGCGATGCCTATACGGGGGTAATTGCCAGCTGGCTCCATACCCGTGAGCCAAAGAAAAAAGAGACAGCAAAGGTTAAGCGCCGTCGAAAGAAAACCACCGCGGCAAAGGAGCCGGAAGCAAAACAGGGAGATTACCTGGTCGGGACGGATGAAAACGTGCTGGTACTCAACAGAACTTATGCAAACCGCAGCAATGCAGAGCGAGCGGCAAAGATGCAGTGGGAGCGCCTGCAGCGCGGGGTAGCAACATTCTCCCTGCAGCTCGCAGAGGGAAGGGCTGATCTGTATACCGAAATGCCGGTGAAGGTGAGCGGCTTTAAACAGCCCATTGATGATGCCGAATGGACCATTACCACCCTGACGCATAGTGTCAGTACAGATAATGGTTTCACTACGACTCTGGAGCTTGAAGTTAAGATTGATGATCTTGAAATGGAGTAATGGGTTCTCAAGATTGAATAATGATGTATCATTATTGTGATTTTGGCAAAAGTGGTGGGATAACCGGAATGATGAATTGTCCAGAGTGCGGCCAGGCAGCCCATACAAGAAGCAGTTTTCAGGTATCAGCAACAACCAAAGAACGTTACAACCAGTGCCAAAATATCAACTGCGGTTGTACTTTTGTCACGCACGAAACATTTGTTAGGCATATCATAAAGCCTAATGTGATTTCTTCTGCGCCCCCACATCCGGGAAAAGATGGGCAAGGGCACATGAATTTTTAAAAAGAACCCGCTTTCAAAGCGGGTTTTTTTGTCGCCAGTCCAAAAGCCTGTCGCCATTTTGCCGCCATTGGAATAGAAAAAGGGGCTACGCTTTCACGTAACCCCTTGTTTTATTTGGTGGAGCTGGCGGGAGTTGAACCCGCGTCCGAAATTTCTACATCCTCGGTACTACATGCTTAGTTTGTCTTTACATTCGCACGCCAGCTGCGGACAAACACGCCACTAACGAACTAGCCTGATTAGTTTTAACGCTTCAACCCCAGGCAGGATTTCCACGCGATCTCTTTTGGGTTTGACCTCTCTTTGATCCCCGTCTTAAGAGCGGAAGCTAGGGAGAGAGGGCTCTTAGCAGGTTATTAAGCTGCTAAAGCGTAGTTTTCGTCGTTTGCGACTATTTTTTTGCGGCTTTTAACGAGGCAAACCGCCCCTCGGCATGCACCTTGGGTTTCGCAAATCCCGTCGAATCCAGAATCAGCCCCAATAGTGTTGAACTCAGTATACCAGATTTTACTTCCTCGACACCAGCCCGAAACGCTAACTTATTGAATAGTACAATAAGTGCGCAGAATCAACGTCCTGCGTTTTTCATGATACGTGCTTTGTCGAGCTGCCACTCGCGTGCTTTCAGGTCAGTACGTTTGTCGTGCTGTTTCTTACCTTTCGCCACGCCGATTTTCACTTTGCACCAGGCGTTTTTCCAGTACAAAGAGAGCGCCACCACGGTGAAGCCTTCGCGGTTGATGCGTCCGTAGAGGGATTCCAGTTCGCGCTTGTTCAGCAGCAGCTTACGGGTGCGGGTAGGATCGCAGACGTAATGTGAAGAGGCGACGGTCAGCGGCGTAAAATTCGCGCCGAACAGGAAGGCCTCACCGTCTTTCAGGATCACGTAGCTGTCGCCGATATTGGCTTTCCCGGCACGCAGCGATTTTACTTCCCAGCCCTGCAACGCAAGGCCTGCCTCGAATTCTTCTTCGATGAAATACTCGTGGCGAGCACGCTTGTTAAGCGCAATGGTCGCCGAACCAGGTTTATGTGCTTTTTTCTTCGTCATAAGTGTCGTAAAGCCGTCGGTAATCTGATTTTAAAAAGTCACCTCATTGCGTCCTGTGAGGTCTAACGCGCTATCTTAGCACGAGATAAGGCTTAGCGTTTTTTTAACAGGTGATAAATGTTATTATTTGTCTGTTGTGTGACCATGGAAAATGCTATGCCTCAGATTAGCCGTACCGCGCTTGTTCCCTACAGCGCGGAACAAATGTATCAGTTAGTGAACGACGTTCAGTCCTATCCGGAATTTATTCCGGGATGCACCGGTAGCCGGGTGCTGGAATCCGGCCCGACGCAGATGACTGCGGCCGTGGATGTCTCCAAAGCGGGGATCAGCAAAACGTTCACCACGCGCAATACCCTGATGAGCAATCAGAGTATTTTGATGCATCTGGTGGATGGTCCGTTTAAAAAACTGATGGGAGGGTGGAAGTTTACGCCACTGAGCGCTGACGCCTGCCGCATTGAGTTTCATCTGGATTTTGAATTTACCAATAAGCTGATCGAACTGGCGTTTGGCCGTATCTTTAAAGAGCTGGCCTCGAATATGGTTCAGGCGTTCACCACGCGCGCCAAAGAGGTTTACAGTGTCGCATAA